AAGCGTCCCAATCGGATAAGTCAGATGTTCTGTTATCAGCTAATGCAAGACCAACTTTCTGATCTTCTGTAAGGCCAGTACGTTTTATGGCAATAATCTCTTTGCCATCTGATTCAATAACCCTTACATTCTCTAGGCCAGCAGCTTTCGCACCTTCTACAGTACCGTTGCCAGCTAATACACGACCATCTTCATCAATAACAATTGATCTAGCAGCACCATATCTTTCTAAAGATTCTTGTATCAAAGAAGCAGAACGATCTGTTCTTTTTCTTGCGTTCTTGTGATCTGGTTTAAGGTCGTTAATTTTTGTCATTTGGTTCTGTCATTGTTTGTACAATAGCTTTTTCTGTAGGAAAAGAAAACATATTGCCTACTTTGGTTAGCTCTTCCTTAATCACTTGTATGTAGTAAGGGGTTTCATATCTTTCTCCTTTAGCAATTTTTTGTCTGGTTTCATTTATATGTTTAGCACTTTTTTGCCAACTCTCTTTTCTTTGTGTATGTATCTGTCGTATTTTTTCTTTTTCAAGAGAAAAACCAAGTGCTTGTGGCTCTCCTCTTATTGAGTCTGCGGTTCTTATATTGCCATAACTATCTCTGAATCCAACTCTTTCTCTTTCATTATCACTCTGGCTATCGCCATAAGCAGCTTTACAATGGCAAATGATAGCTAAGTCTTGTCCACCGCAAAGTCTGCCTTTTTGATCTCGGTCATAGTCTGGAATAAATTGATTAACAAGACCATCACCATTCGAGACAATACCCGAGTCATAGCAAGCAAAACATTCTACTTTTGGGATATAAAAAGTAGTGTCTCTATCTAGTGATGTTCTTCTGTAGTTAACTGTCATGCGAGGTTAAAAAGGTAATTCTGAATCTTGGGGTTTATCTTTTTCCCAAGGTCTTTCTATCTTTGTATCAGATTTTCTCTGTTTGTACAGGGTATCTTTCTCATCTTTTATATAGCCCTCATAACTTTCATCTCGTAACCATCTAAAACAGTTAGGAAAACAAACAGCAAAGCCACCATCTCGTTCTGTAGCTCTTTGTTGCTTTATGGCAGCAATAAGAGAAATTTTTATATTGACTGGTGTTGTTTTCTTAATAGCTT